CATCCTCTTTGCCACCTCGCGCAAAGTTATGCGGCCATGTTTTTTGACCGTAACGAGAGTACAATTAAAGTCTTCTTCATATTTAATCCATTGTCGACAACTCTCGTTTGGGCACGAAACGCTCAGTTCCACACATTTACTCATACAATCTCTCATAGATCTGAATTCTCCTTTTTTAAAATATCAAATATGTCTTGAACTTCTTCTTCGTTTAAATCAAATGCCTCAGAAGTATGTCTTGATGCTTGGTACATCTTTCTTGTTCCTTTTCTTTTTCGTTTAGAATGAACATGTTTTTCATCCTTCAACTCAAATATGTATTCCACTATCCTCTTATCTCCACTTAAATAGCCGTTAACGAGAGAACTAAAAAATTGTTGTTGTGTGAGCCCATCATACCTTAATCTAATTTTTAGATCTGCAAATACTTTTTCATTTTCATAAAAAACAACTTTCTTATCAAGAACGCCATATGATTCCGACATTACTTTAACTCCAATATTCGCGTTGCGCTTTCTCGCTGACCCCCATAGGTTTGTCTTATAAATTCCGCTTTACTCCAAAGCTCATTTATATTATGAGCACCAGAATAAGAAAAGCCTGAAGCTATCCCGCCCTTCAGATCGTTTAGTACATCCCTTGCGTCACCTTTATATGAGACTAGTCCCGCTACACCTTCCGGGGCGGAGGATTTTCCCCTCCAAGATTCTTGAGCCTCTCTTGAAGCCATCCCCCTATAAACTTTAAACTTACCCTTACTGGTACTCATTATCTTACCTGGGGCTTGGTTAGTACCGGCCAACAATGATCCAACCATAACAAAGTCGGCGCCGGCTGCAAGGGCCTTCACGATGTCCCCCGAATTTTTAATACCACCATCAGCTATAATGGTAGTATCTCTATCAGAACTCGAACAATCAAGAAGAGATTGTAAGCCCGGGACGCCGTGTCCAGTTTGTAACCGGGTCGAACATATCGAACCACCACCGATGCCAACCCTAACGCTGTCGACCCCCCAATCAACCAAGGCTTCCATTCCCTCTCGGGTAGCCACATTGCCAGCCATAAGGTGTATCAGGTCACCGTGCTCGTCGCGCAAGACTTTGATAGCTCTCTCAAGCAAACGATGGTGACCGTGAGCCACATCAATACAAATGATAGTCGCACCACTGTCTATTAGAACTCTGGTTCTCTCCGCAAAGTCACCCGTGGCGCCGACTGCAGCACCAAGGGTAGCGTGGTAGTCTAACTCCTTAAACACGGAATGTACCATCGCGCTCTGCGTTGCAACAGTGTTGTAACGATGTATGATCGCTAGGCCGCCGGCTCGGGCGAGAGTTGTAGCCATCCTCTCTTCTGAAACAGTATCCATCGGACTGGCAATTATTGGCAAATCGAAATAAACTTCATCATCCAAGCGATTACCAATATCCACATCCGCGCGGCTCTGAATTGTTGAGTATTTTGGTACTAACAAAACATCGTCGTAGCTCAGAGCTTCCCTCACTTTTGCTCCTCCTGCTCCTGTTTCTGCAGATAATTTTCAACCACCTGTTGTGCCTTCTGCCAACAATCTGGACAGTAGAGTCTCACAATCTCCTCCTCTTCCCGTACAACAACATTCCATGACTGAACCATGTCTCGATCTTTATTGTCGAACTCTTTTTCACAGGTTAAACAAGCATCTGGTAGCCGATCGAACAACATCAGTTTGTTCTGAAGCTTCTTTTCTATCTTCTTGTCGATTGTCTTTCTACTTCTCTTGATTTTGCGTGCTACTGTCATTTTGAAACCAACGCCCCTATAGATGGTGGTAGGGCGCCACCTTGGAATACAACAACTGCAGAAGGGAACGGTGCTGAGTTCTTCGAGTCGCCAAATTTCAAACGGCCCCGCACAAAAAAGATCATATCAGCCTTCATACAATATTCGTGCCAATATTTAGTATCTGTTCTCGCAGGGATAAGGCAAACTACGCGAGTATTGTCTCTTTTACTCTCTTCGTACGCCTTTTTGATCCATTTTGAAATCTCTCTACCATACGGCGGATTCATAAAAACGCTGTGACCTCCCCAGTCTTGTTCCAGTCCATCGGTGTCCTCTGTGAAATACATCCTGCACTTCGCATTTGACGCAGTTGAACAAGGATCCAACGTAAACATGTACTGTTTATCAAGTTCATCAAAGAATGCTTGGGGGGTTCCCCATTCGTTCGATTTTGAACTAAACATTGCCTCTCGTGTGTTCTTATCCATTCACATTAACCCTGTTGAACCGAAGGCGCCGGCTAGCCTAGTAGACCGCTGATTCAGCGCATCTTCAAAAACCTCTTCAACACCACAAGTAATAATCGGAGTCAAGACAGCTTGAGCGATCTTTTGACCCGGCTCGATGGTTTGTGTTTCTGTGCTTGTATTATGAAGGTTAACATAAACTTCTCCATCATAACCAGAATCAATAACACAGGCTCCGACTAAAAGCTGTCTCTTCGAAGCGATCCCTGACTTATTCTTCACCTCAAGCATGTGGTTTTCTGGCACCTCCACTTTAATTCCGGTAGAGAGCAGGCAGGAGGAACCAGGAGAGAGAGCGTACGAACCGTCGGCACGGACGACGCAGGGTATATTGAACTCTACCGTCTCGTCTGGGCAATAAAACAAATCCATGCCGGCATCTGTACTATGTGCCCTCTCGGGCAATTTTGCGTTTTCTCTAATTCTGTATACTCTAATATTCATTTGTTTTCCTTTTTCTCTAAGAGCAATTCCAATTCCCCTATTTTGGTACAGGCAAGTTCAAAGTATTCTTCATTTTTTTCAATCCCTATAAACTTCCTATTGTGTTTCATAGCAACTAGAGCAGTCGTCCCCGAGCCTAGGAAGGGATCAAAAATAACATCACCTTCGTCGGTAGTGGGTAGAATACAATTTTCAACCAGTTTCTCTGGGAAAGTGCACACATGACCCTCATTTCTTGAAGGGGGGAATCTCCATATGTTTGTTAGTCCCGTTTCGTTATTCCATTTGCGAGGCTTTTGAATCTGGTAAATTCTCTCTTCTTGGGTATGGTATCGACTCGTCGGATTCCCAATCCCACATCTATCCCAGATGATCTCGCACCAAATCGGGAACTTAGATAACCAATGCATCGGATGGTGAATCTTGCTCTCGGAGCGAAAAAGATTTCTATTATGCCATGCGAACCTGACCTTGTGGTTGTAAAAGATACTGCTTTTACAAATTCTCATCATAGAATGCATGACTGCCTGTTGCCACCCTTGGTATTCCCACTCCGGAATCTCATCGAAATACCATTTGTTGAACTTCTCGTTCATCGACTTGCTTGTTTTAGTGGAATCATAATTTGTATACCTTTTACAAAGATTGTACGGGGGAGAGGTGACACAAACTTCTACCGAGTTTCTTTCCAAACCCTCCATGACCTCCATACAATCCCCAAGGTAAACAACCCCACTTTTAAACTCTCTCTTCTTGATCACGCGAAGGGGGTCCTTTCCTTGGATTTCTCATAAAGCTTTACAAGTTTAGATTCTGGAGCCCTGAAGGCGGTCCCTCTGTTTTTTGCCGGCTTTCCACCAAAAACACCCCTCATTCTAGTATCAACAACAATATCTCCGGCGAGTAGTAGTTCTATAAACTTCTTAGCCTGAAACCCTTCATAACTTACTTCTTTACAGATTTTTTCCTCGTCCATGTCCAGAACAGCAAAATCCATATTAGCAAGCTTCTCGGAAGCCCCACTTAATAACTCACCAACATCCCACCTTGCGATGGGCATGTCTTCCTTGATGTGTCTGATGAACAAAAGCTCTTCGTCTTCCGACAACCTAAGGTAAAGACCTAGGTTGTTTGGAGAATTATACTTCATCGTGCTGTAGAATCTCTCTGTCTCGTTTTTATACTTGTCCCTAAAGTTGTGCCAACTACATATCTCATCGTGAGTATCATACATCGGGGCCCTCGTCAACAAAGTGATCTTCGTACCGGATCCTCTTTTTTTCGATTTCAGTTCAACCTGTTGATTGGGAAGATCAGGGCCTTTCGAGTTGTTCTCTGGGACGCCACGAAGATGCTCATACATTCTCCCGTGAAAACCGCTCTCTCCAACCCGATAAGTTGGCTTCTTATTCATCCTAGCATCCTAAAGTTATGTCTAATCGACCTTGTACTAAATCCCCACTCGGGACTATAATCAAGTTTAGCAAGATATGGGTGGTTTGTCAAGAGAATATCTCGCTCTTTCTTAACTCCCCAGCAACGAACCCTAGTCATATTGCTGGAGTCGTCGATTACTTCAAGAATCCAATAGTCCTTGCCATTCTTGGTTTTCTTTGGAATAATCTTGCGAGGAATGAACCATACTAATTGAAGTTCTGGATCATAATCTGAAATTCTAGGAATATATTTGCTCTCTAGCCTCTCGGCTAGCCCCTGATTCATAACCAAGTTTATGGGATAGACGCCAGTCAAATCAACGAGATATTGAATCTTCTCCTCATCTTCAAACTCACCTTCCGGCTTATATAACTCTAAGTTTTCTAAAAACTTCTTCTCGTTTTTAGGCCGGTCGACAACACAAGCTGACCAGAAATGTTTAAGGCCAGTAAATCTTTTATCAACTAAACAGTTCAACGCCTGCGCTCGGCATAATACGTCGAGAGCTTTCTTATTCAATTTGCTATAAGTGATGTTCTCATTAAACATAAACTCTTCAATTGTATTAAACGGCCTATTGCTAAGAATCTGATTAATCGCTGCCTCACCTAAACCTTTAATCGAGGTCAGGGGTTGTATCAATATCTTCCCGTCGGCTGAGATCTCCCAAACTGTTCCAGATGTATTAACATTGAGTGGCTCAATCTCGAAGTTAAGCGACTTGGCAATATTGATTGCCCTCTCCTTTCGAGACTCAGGCTCTTTATCCAAGAAAGCGGCGACCCACTCAGAAGGGTAGTAATTTAGAAGCCACGCGCACTGAAACGATAAAATCGAATATGACACGGCGTGAGATTTATTAAAACCATATCCTGAAAAGTATTCAAAAGTATCCCAAAGACGCTGGCCTGAGGCCCTGTCCAAACCTTTTTCTATACAGCCGTCGATAAACTTTTTACAAATCCTATTCTTCTCACTCTGTACTTCGCCCGTACCTTTCTTAGTCAATAACTTGCGAAGTTTGTTGCCTTCATCAAGTGAAATATCTTTTCCAAGTCGATGGGCCAGTTCAGCAATCTGTTCTTGAAATATCAAAAACCCAACGGTTTCTTGTGTAACTTCCTTAACTTCGCTATTTAGGTATTCTACCTCATCAGGATTTAGTTTTGCCTTCACATATTGTTTGTCAACATTTGCACTCAAAGGGCCCGGACGGTAGATGGAAGTTATTGCAGCTAAATCAATAATATTCGTTGGTTTGGCACGGACACAAAAATTCTGCGCTCCATCCTCAGTGAATTGGAACACTCCGGCCCACTTTCCTTTGTGAAACACATTTTTATACACAGAGGGATCTTCTAAGTCGATCGTGTCCGGATGAAGATTCTCATTGTAGTATTTTTGGATATCTTCAAATGTCGGTTCAGGAATCCCTTTATGGCGTTTTAGGATATGAGATATCGCTCCCTCAATCATTCTCAAAGACGCCAACCCAAGGATATCGAATTTGATGAAGCCCAGCGGCTCTAAGTGACGGACGTGTTGACCCTCTGTCCATGGAGTTTGTGTAACGCCGCCGCTGTTAATCAGTGGCATACATTCATTTAAACCCTCAGCGATGACAACGCCGCCGGCGTGACGACTGCAGGATCTTACCTGCCCATACAATGCATTAACGTGCGTCTCAATTTGCGGATATTTTGCTAAGAAAGCCTGCAACGTAGGACTATATGCCATTACTTCATCAAACGTGGGCGCATATACGCCAGCCTTAATGCCGTGTGCTTTTTTCGCAGTTGGCGTAGCTTCTGCCATCATGCGTCCGGTTACTAAATTAACCTCCTTAAACGGAACATCATAAAACTTGGAGATGTCTTTAATTAAACTACGAAGCTGCAGAGTGTTCCAGTTTGAAATAGGGACGACAGAATTCTTTCCCCATTCTTCGATCAAGTGCTCCTTCATTTCCATGGGTTCAGCAACGTCATAATCGATATCTGGATAGTCAGTAGCATCTTTGCGTAAAAATCTCTCGAACTGGAGCCCATACTTAATTGGGTCGATCTGCGTGATACCAAGCACATACGCAGTTAGCGCTCCAGCGGCAGAGCCGCGGCCCGGGCCTACAAGTTGTCTATCAGTAGCCTTATCAGATATTGCCTTCATTGTGAGGAAATACTTAGAGAAACCACGATCGTTAATCACGTTAACCTCTTCTTTCAACCTCTCAATATACTCTTTGTCGTTTCCTAACCCAAGTCCCTTGAGACCCTCAACGCACAGTGATGCCAAAGTATGATTCGCTGTCCGACCGTCCGGAACAACGAAAGAAGGAAGTTTTACTGTAGTATTCGGTAAGAATGTCTCAATCCTGTTATGGGCAATATCATGAGTCCTCTCAATGCTCTGACG